ATATTGGCTACAAAAGGATTGGATAATAAGAAACAGGAAAAAGAGTGGTTAGAGTATCAACTGAAATACCATCAATTAATGTTAGATGTTGGATTGGAAATGAATTATAAAAAGAATATTAGAGATTTCAAGCAGAATAAGAATGAATATGAGCAGGAATTGAAGATTGTTGAGAATGTTATGAAAACATTACAAGAACAGATTAGAAATGGAGTGGAGATAAAAGAAGAAGTGAAAGGAGGTAATAAATAAATGGTAGAAGTAAAAAAAGATTATGTTGAAGTTGGGAAGGTTACTCCAACAATTCAATTTAGTAGAATATTAGCAGAGAAAGTTTTGGAATATGGAAAGTTGCATAAACCTTTTGACTCCCCTTGTGCAAGATTGGATTTTAATGACAAGTTGGAAACTGCAGAAAAGGAAAGTGAAAGGAGAAATGGATTTGTGAAGATTGATGAGATAAAGATTGATGTTGGTGATTTGGATAAGTATGGAGATGCAGATAGATTTGAGTTTATTGAGGACCAAGAAGATGTTCAGGATAAAGTTATTGAAGGAAGTAGAACTCAGGTTATAATTGGACATACAATATCTTATAAATGTAAACCAAGAGGACATGGGATTAGTGTTTTTATTCCGATTAAGGAATATAATGAGATGAATGTAAAGGAGAAGAAGTAAATTATATATTTATATAATTTAAAATATTATTATGCCTAATCCTGTTGGTAATCCCAATATAAGAAATATTGGTTTTGGTTCTCGTCCAATTGAAGTAGATGAAGAATATCGTTCAAGACAAAAAGGTGTTCCTCATAAAAGAAAGTGGACTAAAGAAAAATGTATTATACAATTAGAAGAGCTTATGAATTTGCTTGAGAAGAAAATTAAAGATAATGATTTTAAAGAACTACAAATCATTATTGATAAAATGATGGATATTATAAAATATCTATATCCTCCAGTGCAACAAAGTGTAAATGTAAATATTGAAACTACTTCTGATACTGTTTTAGAAAGGTTAAAAAACTGGAAGAAAAAACATATTGTTGTTGTTGAAGAAAATGGAGAATGATATTCAACTTACTACAGAAGATTTCTATAATCCAGTTGGATTTCAAGTTGCTTATTTAAATCAAATACCTCATAAAAAACAACAAGAAGTTTTATTGTCAAAACATAAAAATAAGATTATTGTATGTGGTAGAAGAAGTGGTAAGTCACAAATGATTGCAGGCGAACTTATAAGAGGTGCTGTTTTAAAATTATTTCCTACACAGATATTAATAGCACCTCAATATAAACAAGCAATAATAGTATTTGATAAAATTATAGAACTAATTAACAAAGCAGAAGTTTATAATGATATTTTAAAAACAATTCATTCTCCACATCCTAAAATAATTTTTAAAAATAATAGTTTTATAGATTTTGGTTCCGCAGATAATCCAGATAGTTTAAGAGGTTTTGCTTATGACAGAGTTTTCAAAGATGAAAGTGCTTTTATTAAAAAAGGTGCTGATGCTGCTATTAAACCTTTGACATATGATAAGGGTGCTCCTGTTTGGGAAACAACAACTCCTTGGGGAAAAGGAGATATTTGGGAAAGGTGGAGTAGAGGAATGAAGGGAGATGAAGATTATGGTTGTTTCCATTATAATTATAAAGATAATCCTTATTTACATGAAGATGGTATTAAAGAGATTGAGAAGGATATTGAGGAGTATGGTGAGGATAGTATTTATACTCAATGTGAGATTTATGGAGAATTTGTTGAGGATAGAGATGTTTATTTTACAAGAGAATTAATTGAAAGTTGTATTGAAGAATATCCAATACCAATAGGAATAAGTAGATTTTATACATATTACATGGGTGTTGATTTTGCAAGAATGGGAGCAGATGAAAGTGCATTTATAACATTAAATTGTAAAGATGGATATTATAAGATAAATGATATTATAGAAACAAAACACAAGTTGCTGACAGATGCAATTGGTAGAGTTAAGAATTTAGAAACAGAATATAATTTTATGAAGATATTACTTGATGAAACTGGTTTAGGAAGTGGACCTACTGATGTTTTAAAAGAAGTATTTGGATATAAAGTTTCAGGAATTCATTTTTCTACAAAATCAAAACAGGATATGTATAGTAATTTGAGGAAGTTGATGTCACAAGGAAAATTAAAAATACCTAATCATAAAAAACTTATTTTTCAGTTGATGGATTTGAGATATGAAGTTATGAGTAGTGGTGATTTAAAGTTACACCATTCAGAGAAGGGACATGATGATTTTCCAGATGCATTAGCTTTGGCTTGTTGGGGTGCGAGAGAGGAAGAAGTTTATTCGCCTATGTTAGTATAAAACCGTTAATTATATAATTTAAAATAAAATATTTTTAAATATAATTAAATTTATAAATTAGAGGAATAACTATGTGGAATCCATTTAAAGTTCAAGAAGTAGCAACTATACCATTAGATTATGCTCCAAACATGTCTTTTGATAATAGTCATAATAAGATTATTGAACAATTCAAAGGGGAAGTAGAACAAAATAAAGTTAAGTTTCCAAGTGAATTAGGAGAAGAACATCCTTTTAATTTCTCACAAATGGAACAGTTGTATAAGAAGTTTGGTTTCTTTACTGCTGTAGTAGACAAGTATGTTGATTTTGTTGTTGGTCCTGGTTTCTATATTAAATGTGAAGATGCAAGAGCAAAAAAGATTATTGAAGATTTTATGAGAGATGTTAATTTGGATACATTATTAAGACAATGGTGTAAAGAAGGATTGGTAAAAGGTAATGGTTTTCTTGAGTTAGGTGGTAGTGTTAAAAAAGGAATTGAAGGAATGAAATCTCTTAATGCAAATTATATGTATGTTGTTAGGGATAAGTTAGGAAAAATTACAGGATATAATCAATATAAAGGTGGTTTTGATAAATTTGCAAAAGATAAAGTAATACCTTTTACAACAGACCAAATTGCACATTTTGGTTTTAATATTATTGGTGATAGTACTTATGGATTAGGTATTGGAATTACTGCTTTACAAGATGTTAATAATTTGTTACAAAACGAAAAAGATATGCATTATATTTATCATAGAAAAGCAAATAGTCCATTACAAGCAAAATTAGGGTTAGTTACTGGTGATACAAAGATTATTCCTAAAGAAGAAGATGTTATTGCATTTGGAAAGAAGATGGAGACAATGGATAACAAGACAAATTGGGCTACAGACCCACTTGTTGAATTAAAGGTTGTTGATTTTGGAAACATTGGTGAGAAATTTGCTGTTGTATTAGAACATGATATGCAGAAATTACTTTATATTTTTCAAATACCACCAGAATTAATGGGAATGGCAAATATTCCAGAAGGGATGTCAAGAGTAAGAATGGATGCATTCCAAAGAAGAATTCAATCTATACAAGCTGAAATGGAAAAGATTATCGAAGAAAAAATATTCAAAAAAGTTCTTAATGCTAATGGTTTAGATGTTCATGTTGAATTTGAATGGGGAACACCAAGTATTATGGAAGTTGAAGGAAGGATGACATTGATAAGTGAAATGATTAAATCACCAATGATTAATCCAGCAATGAAAAGTATGTTAGAAGATGAAATGATAAATCTTCTTAAGTTTGATATAAATGAATGGGAAAAGTTAAAATTAGAACAAGAGAAAAAGGAAGAGGAAGAAAGAAAAAGATTAGAAGTACAACCACAACCTATTGTGCCTGGACAAAATGCTAATTTTCCACAAAAGGTACAACCTAAAGCAGAACAACCTAAACAACCTAAACCAGAAGAAATTGCTCAAACAATTATAAAAATATGGACAGAAAGAGAGGAACAAACTAAAGGGCAGCAATTACAACAAATATTATCTATTAAAAATGATTTAGAAAAAAAGACAAAAAGTGAAATTAAAGTAATAAAAGATGAAATTATAAATAAAATTAATTCATATAATCAGCAAAGAGAAGAGGAATATAAAAAGAGAGAAGAAGAGAGAAAATTAAATAAGTTAAAATTAGTCAGAAAAAACAAATCTGGATTAATTTCATTAAAAAAAAATAATAAGACATCTTTACTTCCTGCTTTTAGAATAACAAGGAAAACAGAAAGTGCTAAATTACCAGAACAAGAAGAAAAGTTAATAATTAAAATTAAGAGGACTAAAGAAGATATAAATTATGAATATGAAAAAGATTGTCCACATTGTATTGAAAGTTGGGAGAATATGAATGATATCGAAGAATGGCTTGGATTTAATTATAAAGATTATTTAAAACAAATTCTTGTTGCTGTGGGAATTTATGAATTTGAACAAATTAAGGCAGTTAATGAAATTGAATTAACAGCTGGATATTTAACAGATGTACAAGTAGTAAAAT